CCTAGATAGTCAAGTGTAGCTGCCGGAGTTTCTGGCATTCGACTGAATGAAACCGCAGTAACTCCCGATGATCGGATCTCGAGTTTAGCAGTTGCCAGGCAATTTGCATTGGAAAGATTCTGAACAGCAGTCTGAGAAGTGGTAGTCATACTGCAATTTGTTGATGTGTTAGTACCTGGTACCATATCAGGTGCCAATGGATCTAAGTTAATCGCAGTTACAACAAAGACTTCCCTATCAAGAGGAGACATGTTTAGGTCGATTGCAGCCTGGACAAAGGTGTTTGCTGCACTTTCTGTAGCACTGAATCCAATGGAAACGGTGCTGGAACTTCTTTTCAAACCGGTGGGCATGTCTGTGGCTAGTCAAACCCGGTGTATAAATTACACCGCTCCTACAAACGGATTAATCTTCTCTACAAATCTCACTTGCGTCCGTTAGCCACAGGCCATGGCCGGTGCTGCTACGCAAGCATCCGCGCCTAACGGACTACTACTATTTCCGTCACCGGGGGCCGTCTGCCTATGTAATTTCCTAATCATAGCCCCATCTTTTTGGCTAATGCGTACGCATAATGTTATAGTCAAATGCTTGTTGGCTAGGATCATGCGACCAAGAAACGTCACATTATGCCCAAATACATGGGAGTTAGCGATGAAAAAGCCGAACTTTAGCCAGTGGGTTAGAGATAAGCTACTAGAAGAAGTCAAAAAGAACAAGGATCAGTGGGAAAAGGAATGGAAGAAACCCTACGTTGATTATGAAATCCAACCAGTTACCAGGAAGGTGGAAGAATGATACTTGCAGAATGCTGCAATTGTGGAGGATCCTTTGAGGTTCCAACACGCCTGGCGCAAATCTACGTCATGCAACATCGAATGCCCTGTCGAGGTTGTGCTTATCCGGAGGATGGTGAGGAAGAATGAGTCCTGTCGATTCATATTACGCGGTCTTAGATCATCTAATGCTTGCAATGGGAGTAGATTACATTCCAAATACTCATCCCCTGGCTAAACACCTTGGCGTATTGCTGAGATTGTCTAATCGCGCAGAGCACCAGGAGGAACTCAAATGAAATGTTTCATCTGTGGATCTAAATGTACAACAATGTACATCAGAAAAATATACTATGGTAAGATTACCTCGATTGCAAAGGCTTGCAATGAGTGTGATTGGGTAAGTGAACCTACCCAGGTACCCTCACCGCTTCCGCGGTAGGATCTTGTCACGTCTAAACTGTCCAGACTTAGCTATTGTACGACGTCCTTTCGAGAGTCGGCCCTTTGGAACTGCCTTCTTCTTTGGCATCTTCTTTTTTGTAGCTGTGTGAGCGCGCTTCATGAGTCTTGTCACTGGCGTTCGTGGATGCTTTTTCTTGAGTGCCTTAAGAATAATACCGAATTGCTTTGAGTAATCACTTACTTTGCGTTTCTTTCGCACTGGTTTAGGTTCCTGATCCATTGCTGCCCATCGCGCTTCTTGTTGTTCTTTGCGAAGTTCAGCATCCCAATCAAAAGTTTCATCGAATTTAGGTCCATGTCCAAGGCCTACCATCTCTTCATGTTCAATCATGAGCTTAGCGACTTCCTTCGCAACAAGGGGAATTAATGGAATGAAGGGCCCATATGGACCTAATCGACGCCAAAATGGACCGCCCGGTAAATCAGGGACGTCATCGATAGCCTTCTTGCGTTCTTTCTTACGGTGTGCCATACTATCCCCTTCAAGCGGATAGCACTTCACTCTGCACCAGGGCAGCGTAGATATCAGCGGTTGCACGTGCGCGGTAACCGTAGACTTTGCCGCCTACAGCCTTGACAGTTGCATTTGCAGTACCGATGCACTGAACAAAAAAGTCATTGGTTGCAATGATTCCTAGATAGTCAAGTGTAGCTGCCGGAGTTTCTGGCATTCGACTGAATGAAACCGCAGTAACTCCCGATGATCGGATCTCGAGTTTAGCAGTTGCCAGGCAATTTGCATTGGAAAGATTCTGAACAGCAGTCTGAGAAGTGGTA